GGTCAAGTTAACGAGTGATCGCCAGAAGCTAGTGGCTTTCGAGCAGCGCATCGCCGACTTGAAGGCCAAGGATCAGCTCACAGCGGAAGAGAAAAGCGTCCTCGCAAATGAGGCGATGCAGCGCAAGCAACTCGAGATCAATGCCGGCCTGTCGGACCAGATCCAGTTGCAGAAGGAGGCCGTGCAGCTCAAGACGCTGGAGGCATCCGCACAGGCCACGCTTGCCGCTGACCAGCAGCGCTACAACGACCAGCTGCAAGGCTTCACGGGAAGCCCGAGGTTGCGCGAGCAATTGCAGGCCCAGCAGCAGATCTACCGCGACTTCCAGCGCCAGGTGAGCCGCGCTTCCGAGCAGCAGGCCGCCGGCGAACTGTCGCCGCAAGGCTATGCCGACCGCGTGGTTGCGCTCAAGCAAAGCCTGGACGACCGGCTCGCCTTGCAGGCTGACTACTACGGCCGGCTCACGGCGCTGGAGTCTGACTGGCGCAACGGCGCGGTCGGTGCCCTGAACGACTACGCCTATGAAGCGGCCAACGTTGCGGCGGCCACGCGCAGCGCCTTCGCCGACGCATTCAAGGGCGCCGAAGACGCGTTGGTGACCTTCGTCACCACCGGCAAGCTGAACTTCTCTGACCTGGCCAACAGCATCATTGCTGACCTGGCGCGCATCGCCATCCGGCAGGGCGTCACCGGCCCGCTAGTGAGCGCACTTGGTACCGCGCTGAGCGGCTGGATGAGTGGTGGCGCGGCGACCGCCGGCCAGGTCGCAGGCGCAACGCAGGGCGTTAATGCGGGCCTGCCGCTGGCCTTCTCATCGGGAGGCTATACCGGCGACGAGCCGCGCGACCAGGCGACGGGCATTGTGCACGGCCAGGAATATGTCCTGAACGCCGACACCACGGCGCGCCTGGGGCGCGGGACGCTGGACTCGCTGAATGCTGGCGGCCCGTTGCCCATGTCGGACTCGCGAAGCGGCAGCATCACGCCGGTCACCACTGGCACAGCCGCGCAGGGCAACGATGCGCCGAATGTGCAGATCAACCTTATCAATCAAGGCGGCGAGCAGATGGACGCACAGCAGGGCGGATCACGATGGGATGCAGGTCTGCAGATGTGGGTTTGCGATGTCGTATTGAGGCGCGCGCGCACCGATCCGAAGTTCCGCCGCCAGCTACAGGAACCGGCATAAATGGCCACCTTCCCACCGTACGCCCGCATCATCGACGCCGGCTATTCGAAAAAGTCCGACTACGGCGTGTTGCGCACCGACATGGACGGCGGCATCGCCAAGCAGCAGCCGCGCTGGTCAACGCCAATCATCACCAGGGCGGTGAACATCCTTGTGCAGAGTGTTGACGACCGAGACGCCTTCGACGTGTGGATGGCCGATGAGATCGGCGGCGGTGCGGGCTGGTTTGATTGGACCGATGAGAGCGGGGTGCTGAAGCAAGCGCGCATTGTGGCCGGCGAGGTGTCGTGGACATCGCCCGGCGTGGTGTGGACTGGCCAGGCGCGCCTGGAAACGGTGGGCTGACATGACCAGGCCGCTGTCCGCCACCGCCGCACGCAATGTGCTGGCCACGTCCGCCGAAGAACCGCTGCTGGTCGCCATCGAGATCCTGCATGCCGAGCTTGCTGTGCCGGCGCGCTTCGTCAATGACACCGCAGATATCGAAATCGAGGGCAATAACTTCTTCGCGTGCCGGTTCGACCTGACGCTGCCCGATGACCAGGACGAGCAGGTGCCAGAGGCGCGCCTTGAAGTCGACAACATCGGGCGAGAACTCACGCAATGGCTTGAGCAGAGCCAAGGCGGGAAGGGCGCCAAGTGCCGAATGCTCATGGTTCTGCGGTCTAACCCCGACAACCTGGAATTCGATATGACCATGGACCTGACTGGTCTGGAGATCACCAACTTCCGGGTGACCGGCAACCTGGGCTTTAAAAACACGCTCATGCAATCGGCGGTGGCGGTGCGCTTTGATCCGTCCACGTCGCCTGGGAACTTCTGACATGCATTGGTCCGATAAGTATGTGAACCAGCCCTATGTGCCGGAGACGGGCGATTGCGCGGCGTTTGCCGAGCGCGTGGCGCGTGAGCATCTTGGTATTGCCGTGGGCCTTCCTGACGGCCATGCGACGGCATTGCGCGCACAGGCGGCCCAGATCGTTGCCCACCGTGGCGAGTTCGCCGAGCAGATCGACGAGCCTGCCGAGGGCCATCCGGTCTTGCTGCGCTCGCGCGGTGACCTGTTCCACATCGGTGTCATGTGCAAGCTGGCGGGCGAATGGTGGGTGCTGCATGCGGACAAGGGCTTTGGCGCCGTGATCCGCCAGCCGCTTCGGCGAATGCTGATGGTCGATTACAAGCTGGAAGGGTTCTACCAATGGAAGGCATGAAGAAGAACCTGCCCGGCCCGGTGGCCACGCCTTCCATGGTGGTGTACCCGAAGCCGCTGGGAGCAGAGCGCACCGAGCATTTCGAGTGCTTCGCGCCTGGCGAGACCCTGGGCGCGTATGTCCGTCGCGTCGGCATAACGGTGCCGTCGCGCGTGGTGCGCGTCGAGCACAATGGGCGCGAGGTGCCGCTTGCGCTGTGGCAGCGCCTTATCCCTCGACATGGCGACATGGTCGTCATCCGGGCACGCGGATTGGGCGGTGGTGGCGGCAACAAGGTGCTGCGCACGGTAGCGATGATTGCGGTCGTGGTTGCGTCTATTTATACCGGTGGCGCAGTCGGTGCGGCATACGGCGCAGGATGGGGAGCAGTGGCGCAAGGGGCTGTCATGATCGGCGGCACCATGCTGGTGAACGCAGTGCTTCCGCCGCTTACACCGACCGCTGCGAAGCTCGGCGCGGGGGAGAAGTACGAATCCAGCCCGACGTATGCGATCAGTGGCGGACGCAACCGCGCGCGCCCGTGGGAGCCGATGCTCTTGGTGTTCGGGCGGCATAAGGTTGTGCCCGACCTCGGCGCGGCTCCTTATACGCAGTTTCAAGGAAGCGAACAATACCTGAACCAGGTGTTCCACTTCGGACTGCAGGGCGATTCTCTACTGCTGTCGGACCTGAAGATCGGAAACACGCCGATCACGGACTATCGCGACGTCCAAACGCAGATGCAGGGAACAGGCGGAAGGCTGGATATGTTCCCTGGGAACGTTGATACGCTCCAGGGCTTCACGCTCACCAAGGCGGACGGTTACCAATTTCGCACGACGCCAACGGACACGATTTCTATTGCGGTCGAGTTCGCGGCGCGCTTGTTCCGCGTCCGAGACGACGGCACTTTGGTGAGTCGCTCTGTGAATGTGCGTGTCCAGTATCGGCTGGTTGGTACCTTCACATGGACGGACCTTGGTGGTGTTGCAGCAGAATACGCCACCCATTATTGGTCCGGACGCACGTACCCCGGGGACCACTCTCAGATTCGGATGGGCAGCACAAACCCCGAGGATCACGTAGATGGTGAGGTCTTCACCTATTTCGACGAGGAGGGATCCCCCCGTGCTGGTATCTGGCGCTGGTTGCCGCATCCCTACGCCTTGGGCCAGCCGTGGCAGGGACTTGCCCCTGACCCATTGGTGACACCCGGCCTTCCTGGGTTCCTAATTTCTGGTGCGCGACAAGACCCGTCGCGCCTTACCGTCGCGTTCGATGTGCCGCGTGGGCAATATGAACTGGCAATTCTCAAGGACACGGACGACGTCAATGACTCTCGTGAGTCCAACGAGACCGCTGTGAATCAGATCCTGGTCTTCCAGGAAGACGACTCCGACTACACGGGCCAATGTCGCCTTGCCATGCGAATCAAGGCTTCGGGTCAGATCAATGGCTCCGTCGATGAATTCAATGCGGTGGTGAGCGCACAGTGCCCAGTATGGAACGGAAGCGATTGGAACATTCAGGAGACCAGCAACCCGGCCTGGTGGTTTCTGTGGTTCGCCAAGGGAAAGTCGCTGGGCGATGATCGGGTGTACGGAGCGGGCCTTAGCGATTCCCAGATAGATATCGAAGGTATCAAGGCGTGGGCTGAATGGTGCGCGCAGAAGAATCTGACCTTCGACTATGTTCTGGACCAGAAGATGAGTACGGCCGGCGTATTGCAGATGATTGCGCGTGCGGGCCGAGGCGCGATGACCTATCAGACCGGGCGCCTTGGCGTTATCTGGGATGCCGAGGATCTACCGGTAACCGCGATGTTTGGTCCGTTCAACGTCAAGGCCGGATCGTTCAAGATCGCCTACACGAATGACGGCACCGTCGACGAGGTGGTGCTGAACTTCGTCAACAAGGACAACGGTTGGATC